AGTTTGCTGTAGCTGAAAGGTAAAATCTATTACAGTACCAGCCTCTATAACCGTACTCCCCCCCGACTGCATAACAGCTAAATCAAATGTTATAACTGAGTTCGCTTCACTTACTGCACCGCCTATAGTATAAGACCCTGAAGAAACTGTTGGGATAGGAAATTCATCTCCAGTTATAAGGCTGCTAAATGGTTCTGCTCTATACTCAACAGGTATAACCTGCCCCTCTTCAGTTCTCGTTATGTTGTAACCGTCTACATAGTTGCCATACATCAACCTATTGCCTTGAATAGTTTGAGCCTTAGCTGTTCTTGGTACGTTATCGTAAAGTCTTAGTAGCTCATCTGATCCTAAAGTTGTATATATTTCAGAGTTAATAAATTCATAAGTAAAGAAGTCATTGTCGGAAATCTCTAAGTCAGCTTTCTTGAATCTATTTACTACATATATAACATTGGATGTAGTCTCCTTGTACAGTAAGTCTATTTCTTTTACCCTTCGAGAACCAGTAGAAAATGTAACCATACATCTGTTGTACCTATTCTCCATACCTCCATTCCAATAGTTCTGATTACTTAACACAAAAGTACCTGGCTCAAATGCTGGAGTTGAAAATAAAGAGGTGGCACTATACTCTCCGTCCTCATAACGATACCTATAAGCAAAGGTTAAAAATCTTGTCTTTATGTAGTTCTGCTCCCCTCCTTCAATTAGGCTTAACTCTACATGAGGTGAAGACAGAGGCATAGAGGTAAAGTAGTTCCCTCCTCCGTCTACCAGTCTATCCTCAAACCCTGGCGGCTTAACTATTACACTAACATCTTCTTCTACAAATCTATTATCTATTTGTCCAGGACCAGGGTAAGCATAATCCCTTGTCACATTTATACACCTTGGTGGATTTAAGTCATCTGTAAAAAACAGCAGGTCTTCTATTTTAGATACCCCAGTAATTAAGTAAGTGAAATTAAAGTTTAAAACAGAGGTACTTATACAGTGGTAAATTAAAATACCAGAGTTAGTGTTATAAGATACAACTAAATCTACAACACCTGTATCTGAAGAGTAGGGATTGTTTTCATTATGAACAAACCAGTATAGGGTTTCATTAATGCCATCCTCAAATACTCCTATGCACTTAACATCTCCAACCAAGTCTTGACCCGCAAACTGTAAATTAGTTAAAAGGCTATTACCTAAAGAGTTTTCTACAGCACCAATTTCAGTAGTCTCTGTAGAACCTAACCTAACATTCAAAGCGTCTACATATTCTCCTGGTGGAATTAAGCGTTCATCAACGCTTTTGTTCATCTTACCTGCTATAAAAGTTGTGCGACTATCTCCCATGTTACTTTATCAATTTGTTTTGGCCTCTTAGATTCATCAAGAGTCTACCAGGGTGAATGTTACTTAATCTTAACTTAGCATTTCGTAGCAACGAAGACTTGTCTTTTCTTGCCCTATTAATAACATACTCCTGAACTCCGTACCTCCCATTTAAAATAGAGAACTTTATATAAGCATATATAAACTGTTCAAATAATTTATTCACACTTACGCTTGAATCATCACCAGACTCTAAGCCATCAGAAACATACTCCAACACTACAAATTTACCCGACATTCCCGAATTAAAGTTTATTACACCACCCTTTTTATTAATACTAAATGTAGGATTTACATTAGCTGTTTCTGTATTCAAACCAAAACGAGCACCTACAGCATAATCAAAAGCCCAGTTACCATCCATGCAGTATCCTTGCTGTCCGTTATAAGGACCTGTCCCTAAGTAAGTATTCCTTTGCTGCCCTCCTAATCGTTGTATATCAAAGAATGAATTATCAGGCTTCAATACATTGCCGTCAACATCAAACAATATTCTACACTCATTGTCCTGTAAGTAAGCATTACTCCAGTTGGTCTGAATGTTTTCAGTCATAGGGAAAAGCATACCGTTTTCTTGCTGAGAAATTCTTACCCAATTCACATAATCTTGAGGCAACACAAACCTTAGCTGATCACAAATCTGCAACTCCAATATTTTTATTTCCTTCATCGCATCGTAATTCAACTCTTGAATCCCTCTCTTTGCGTGGAACAAAACTTGGTAACGGTTGATGTTGTTTATAATCTCATTGTTACCCTGATACATTAACATGAAATTATTAACGATATCCTCTAAGCTAATGAATTGGTACGAACCCCAGTTTGCATCTGTAGGTACATTCTGACTATTTTCATAGTATTGGTAATCTGTAATGTATGACATATTTAGCTTGTTTCTTGTGTTTCAGTTACCTCTTGTGTTCTTCCAAAGGTATATACGTCTGCTTCCCTTATTTCTATACCAACGTATTGACAAATTTTTGCAATCAATGTAGGCTCATCAGAACTTGGTAATTCAAGTTCTTGGAAGTCAGGTTGAGTAGGGTCAAATAACGGCTCACCTACACCTAAGTTTAAGTAAGTCCATCTTGGGTCAAGAGGATACCTTAAGTACTGAGACCTTATAGCACCAGCGTTAATTATAGTAGAAGGGTATACCGTAACATTGTTACCATCCAGCACATACGCAGGGTATGTTTTAGTAGGAGCAGTAAGCATGGAGTTAGTTAGTAAAAATATTTTGTTTTGACTTACTCGCTCTACCTCTCTAATCTTAGTGTCTGCATATATAACATAGCTCTCGCCTATTACTGTAAATATATCATTACTTATCGTGACAGTAGTCCCGTCAACCACCCCAGTTATATAAGCCTCTGTAAGTGTGGTCGTGTTAACCACTATGCTGCCTATTGGAGGTGTTGGTGCAGATGCTGGTATGGTGCTCCATCCTATGGCTGCCGCATCTATTAGTTGTCCTACGCCTGTCGCTGTTGTTGTACCTGTAAACAATGGCGTTGAATAATAGAACAACTTGTTTATTAGATAGTAATCATTAGGTAGTGAGAAGATGTTTGAAGAAACTTGAGGCAAGAATACTTGGGTAGAAAAACTATCTATAACCTCAACCAATCCCTTCACAATGTCAGCGTACCCTATCCCTGATAACCTTGCATTCTGCTTTACAATCCAATTATTATAGGAGTAGAAATAATCCTCAAACATATCCATTTGAGCCTGCTTTGCATATAGGTTAAAATCTTGTGGAGATATGTACCCGTAATTATTTTTATTTGCTATTGCTAAGACTGTATTCCTTACCTCGTTTATTGATGCCGCCATATTGTATAAACATTTTCACAAAGATAAGCAAAAAAAAAGAGGCCCACTTTTTTAGTAGACCTCTCTTAGTTTCATGTAAAAGTAAACTAATTATGTGTTTTCAATACTTGTTACAGCTTTAGGTAAAGCAATAGAATACATTGGTCTTGTCCAGCTTGTAACTAAAGCTTCCTCAATAGCATCTAATATAGCTGAGTAAACATCATGAGCAACCTGTGCATCAGTTGTTACCGTAGTAGTAGTACCATCAACATAGTCAATAGTTACTGTAGTTGCAATAGCAGTTGCAGTAGCAAGTGCTTTTACTCCGTTAAGACTGATTATTTGACCAGTAATAGGAGCGTTTGTAACTTTAAGAAATTTTTCCATTTTATAAAAAGTTTTTAATGGGTTAATAAAGCGCAAAGATAGGCAAAAAAAAACACCCTTATTAGAGTGTTCCTTTTGTAGTATGTTGCAAGAAGTTATTTCTTCATGGCACTAATTAATAGCTTATATGTTTCTACCCCTTCATCTGTTTGAAAGTAAGAAGAGACAATATCTTTAGGGTCTTCACCATAAGGTACTGTCAACATCTTAGTTTTATTTTTTGGTAAATTAAAATAAACGTCTCTGTTTTTATTTCTTAACGATAGTAAGTTAGTAGAAAAAATTTGAACCACGTCATCATACATCTTTAGCGCAGGGTCACTCAGCATATTAATAAACTCTTCAGGATAGTTTCTTGAGTAAACTAATATATCTCTTTTTAATTCTGCCGTACTTAATTTATCTGCATGAGACCCTATCAGAACTCTTGACACTGTTTCTAACATTTGAATATCTAAATCTCTTGCTAATAATTGAGCGTCTAAAATTAACTCCTCTACCTCTAACTCTTCAGCTGCATCTTTTTTATTGTCTATCTCTTCAAATATCATTCCGTTTCCAGGATGATAAGATAGAAACTCTTGAAGAACTTGATTAGATCTATCCACCATTAAAAACCCATCCTCAAAAACGACAGGCTCTAATATTGCATTACCGTCTTGCTCATCCTCAAAGGGGCTTTTCTGGTTCCTTGCATAACGAAGAGGTCGGTTGACACCTTGTTCTTCATCAAAATAAAGGAGTGGAGATCTTTTGTTGTGGTTTGAATTTAACATAAAGCACAAGGGTGCTGTATCTCGTCTTAATCTGTACTGTTTAGCAACAGCAGTTTTTACTTTTTTTGTCATAATATAATTTAATTAGAATTAAAAAAAGGGGAGGAGATTGCTCCTCCCCCTAATTGTTATTTAGTCTCTAAATAAGAAGAAGTTGTTTGCACCTAAAGTACATACAGCTCTTTCAGATAAGAAATTAACTGTCATTGCATCTAAAGAAGATGTTCTTGCTCCACCAGCAGAACCAGTGATCCAAGTCTTGTAACGTCTGTCTTCAGTTTCAGAAGCTCTATATCTAACGTGTAAGAATGGTCTCTTAGCGTTCTTACCTAAGATTTGGTCATACACAGTAGTTGAACCAGCTG